TGGGCAATCGGCGAATTGGACATGGCGGCGTATTGGGAAGCGAAAGTATCCCCGATGGAGCTGATCTATAAGCCGACAGGACAGAAGATCATGTTTCGGGGTGCTGACGACCCGATGAAGATCAAATCCATCAAAGTGCCGTTTGGCTATATCGCCGTGACGCACTTCGAGGAAAAAGACCAGTTTGCCGGACGTGCGGAAATCCGAACTATTTTACAGTCCACCATGCGCGGTGGCTCGGTGTTTTGGAGCTATAACCCGCCGATCTCGCGCGATAACTGGGCGAACAAGGACAGCTTAGAAGAACGCGCTGACCGGCTGTGCCACAAATCAACATATCTGCAAGCACCGCCTGAGTGGTTGGGAGAACAGTTTCTTGCAGAAGCGGAACACCTAAAAGAGACGGACGAGCGAGCATATCAGCACGAATATCTCGGTATTCCGGTAGGAACTGGCGGAAATGTGTTTGAAAATTTGGAGTTGCGGGAAATCACTGACGAGGAAATTTCGCATTTCGACCGCATTTATAACGGCGTTGACTGGGGATATTTCCCCGATCCGTGGGCGTTCAACCGTTGCCATTACGACGCCGCGAGACGAACACTATACATTTTTGTGGAAATGACCGCAAACAAAAAGAGGAACAAAGAAACGGCTGATATGCTGATTGATTATGGGCTGACCCGCGATGACCTCATCATCGCAGACGGTGCAGAGCCGAAGAGCGTCGCGGACTATCAAAAGTTCGGCTTGCGCTGCATTAGCGCAAGAAAAGGGCCGGGAAGTATTGATCGCTCTATGCAGTGGTTGCAAGGCTTGTCGAGCATCGTAATTGACAAGGTAAAATGCCCTAAAACGGCAGAAGAATTTATTTCCTATGAGTACGAGCGGAACCGTGAGGGAGAGATCCTCAGCGGTTATCCTGATGCAAACAACCACCATATTGATGCGTGCCGATATGCGACAGAATCGATATGGAAAGCGCCCGGTCAAAAGGGCAAGAGCGATTATACCCCCATTTGGAACAGATAGGACGGTGAGCGACTATCAAAACATATAACGACCTTGTGGCGGTGGGCGAGGACGAAAAGGCGCGGATGGAGTTTATCCGTAGCGCAATCAACGAGCACCGCGAATCCCACGCATATAAGACGGCGGCGGATGCTGAGGAATATTACAACGGCCTGAATCCGACCATTAATCGCTATGAAAAGATCATCTACGATATGCAGGGCCGTTCCCACACGGATATGTGGACGGCAAACCATAAGCTGGCCAGCCGCTTTTTCGGTCTGGCGGTGGATCAGGAAGTTTCCTATCTTCTGGGTAACGGCGTAACCTTTGCGGAGAAGGAAACACCAAACAAGCTGTGCCCGGACTTCGACCAAGAAGTCATGGACGCGGCGCGTGAAGCGAAAATCGCAGGCGTTTCCTTCGGTTTCTGGGATTTGACGCATTTGCGGGTGTTTTCTTTGCTTGAGTTTGTTCCTCTCTATGATGAAGAGGACGGCGCGATGAAGGCCGGTATTCGGTTCTGGCAGGTGGCACAGGATAAGCCGTTGAGAGCGACGCTGTACGAGCTGGACGGCTTTACAGAGTATTTCCAGCCTAGCGGCGAGGATATGGCCGTCATGCAGCCGAAGCGTAGCTATAAGCTGATTGAGCGCAAGGCAGAAGTCGGCGAAACCGAAATCTATGACGGCGGGAATTATCCGAGTTTTCCCATCGTGCCGCTGAAAAACAACAAGCGGTGTCTCTCCGAGATCGTCGGCAAGCGCAACACCATTGACGCGCTCGATCTTGCGTCCTCGAATATGGTCAACAACGTGGACGAGGGCAATTTGATCTATTGGGTGCTGTCCAACTGCAACGGCATGGATGATCTCGACGATGCGAAATTTGTGGAGCGCTTGAAAACCACCCATGTTGCCCACGCAAACGGCGATGATGGCGCGAAGGTGGAGAGTAAGACCATCGAGGCTCCCTATGAGGGCACCAGCAGCACCATTGATATGCTCAAGAAAAAGCTGTACGAGGATTTCCAGTGCTTTGACGCGGCGGCGGTATCCGCCGGGAACCAAACGGCAACGGCAATCAGGGCCAGTTATGTGCCGCTGGATTTGAAAACGGATAAGTTTGAATCCGAGGTCACGAGGTTTATTGTGGAAATCCTGCGTCTGGCGGGCATTGAGGACAAGCCGAGTTATACGCGCAATCAGATCATCAACAAGAGCGAGGAGACGCAGAACATCCTTCTGGGCGCGGCGTATTACGATGACGAGTACACCACAAAGAAGCTGCTGACCATCAACGGCGATATTGACCAGTACGAGGACATGATGAAACGCAAGGCGGCGGAAGTAATTGACTTGACAGAGCCGGTGATTGACGATGGCGACCAGTGATCTCGGCCACAAGCTGACCAACAAGGAGCTTGCAAAGCTGGAACGGCGCATTGCAAAGCTGTACCGTGAGGCCGGGAAAGAACTGCAGGCGACCATCGACTCATATTTCGAGCAGTTCAAAAAGCGCGACGAAGAAATGAAGGCGCTGATCGGCACGGTGCAGAACGGCAAGGAATGGACGGAGGCCGACTATAAGCGATGGCGTTTGAACCAGATCGGGCGTGGGGAACGCTATCAGGCCATGCGTGACAAGGTAGCGCACCGCGTGACCGACGCAAACGCCGTGGCGGTGTCCTACACCAACGACGCAACGCCCGGTATTTACTCCCTTAACCGCAACTATTCGGCCTATACTATCGAGCAGGTCGCGGGCAACATCGGCTTTGACCTGTGGGACGAGCAGACGGTCAAACGGCTTATGGTAGAGCAGCCGGAGCTGATGCCATATTACCCGCCGAAGCGAGCCTTAAAGCGTGGTATCGACCTCGCGTATGGCAAGAAGCAGATCACGGCAAGCGTCACCAGCTCCATCTTGCAGGGAAAGAGCATCAAGCACATGGCGGACGACCTGCAAAAGCGCATTACCACCATGAGCCGAGACAGCGCCATCCGAACGGCCAGAACTGCCGTGACCGGCGCGCAGAACGCCGGACGCATGGACAGCTATGCGGCGGCGGAGAAGATGGGCATCAAGCTTAAAAAAGAATGGTTGGCCACGCTGGATGCGCGTACACGCCACTCTCATGCCATGATTGACGGCGAACAAGTGGCGCAGGACAAGAAGTTTTCTAACGGTTGCCGCTTCCCCGGAGACCCGCAAGGCCCGCCGTGGGAAATATATAACTGCCGCTGTACGCTGATTGCCGCCGTGGAGGGTGTAGATACCTCTACTGCGCAGAGACGCGCCAGAAACGCCGATACGGGCAAAACAGAGGTTATCTCAAACATGACCTATGCGGAATGGGCGGGGTGGAAAAAAGATACAAAGCAAGTTGCAAGTGCGGCAAAATCTGATATAATTAAAGCAAAACCCGAAATAAAGCCAGTAACTTTAAGCCTTTCCAACTTAGAGGAATTGGAGAAGTGGCAAAACGAATATTATGCGACAAACTCGAGCGTCGAGTTTACCAAAAAAGCGAATCCGAATATATCCAAGTATTCCGGCGGTGCGTATAGCGCAATTAACGCCATAGAGCGCGGCGGCGCGGCGTATGAAAAGGCGCTGCGTTGCTATGGGAACCTCGACGGGTACAAGGAGATAAGCGACGGCGTTTCTGCGGAAATATCAAAGTTCAAGCTTTCAACGGACTTGAACGTGAAGCGTGTTGTCGGGGATGTTGGGTATATTACGGGAGGCGGTTCATCTGTTGATGATATGGTCGCGAGTATCGGAAAGCTATATACAGAAAAAGGATTTACAAGCACGACAATAGCGCAAGACGCGCAACTCCCGTTTGGAGGGCACAAAGATACGCAGACGGTTCTTGATATTATCGTGCCAAAATCAACACGCGGCGCTTATATTTACAAAATGGCAGATAACCCCGCGGAATTTGAATTTCTGATAGACAGAGGCACAACATATAAAGTCCTTGATGCAGGGGAAAGAACTGTTAAAAAAAGCATTTTCGACCTAAAATCAAGAGAGTTTGTAGAGAAAGAAGTCCCCGAACGATATATGAAATTGGAGGTTGTTTCGCAATGAAAGAGACGGTTCTTGACTGGCTTCCGATGTTTGCGGAGTTTGTGAAAGACCCAACATCTGATTTTTCTGTTGGGGATTTTGTGGAAATTGAAAAATCGGCTACACCGAAGGCAAAAAACGCTTACAGGAAATACATCAAATTTATTTCTCACGGATTGCAGAGCTGGGATGATCTGATTATTGAAAATCGGCGTATTGTTGGCATTGCTAAAACTGCAACGGGAAAATCAAAAGAGCAATGCGAGATAGTTTTGCAGCTCATTGCAGATGGATGGATTGATAATGAACCATTCATTAAGGGGTAACGTATGAGCGTTGAAATCCAGGACAACAGCAAAGAGGTTTCCGCTGCGATCAAGGCGGCGCTGCTGCGCGGGCTTGAAAAATGCGGGCTGGTGGCAGAGGGATATGCGAAAAAGCTATGCCCCGTTGACACCGGCAACCTGCGGAATAGCATCACCCATATGATAGACGAGCAGGAACCGGCGGCAATCATCGGCACGGATTCCGAGTACGGCGCGTATGTGGAATTAGGTACCGGCATTTATGCCGAAGGCGGCGGCGGACGACCTACACCGTGGGTGTATCAGGATGCCAAAGGGAATTGGCATTACACACGAGGTAACAAGGCACAGCCGTTTCTGAAACCTGCTGCCGCCGACCATGTGGGACAGTATCGGGATATTCTGGAAAGCGAGCTGAAAAATGGATAACGAGACCATCAAGGCCATTGAAGCCATTATCAAGCGCGGCAACGATGTAGAAATCCGCCGCAAGGGTGACGGGTACATCGTTTTAGAGGTCAAGAAAACAATTAAATACAGCACTTCCGCGCAATAGGGCGCGGGAAAGGGCAATAGGAGCCAGCTACTGAGAATTTCTCGGTGGTTGGCTCTTTTGTTTTCGGTAAAACCCGCGAGGTACAGCGGTTTTTATACAACGTTCGCCCCCGAAGAATTGGGGCCAAGGAAAAGGAGAACGAATAACATGGCGAAATTTACGAGAGCGGAAATTAGAAATATTCTCGGCGAGGCTTGCACTGAAGAGATCGAGAATCGCTTGGTTGCGCTGCATCTGGGCGTGGTCGACCCCCTCAAGGACGATCTCACAAAGTACAAGGCGGACGCGGAGAAGCTGCCCGACGTCCAGAAGCAGTTGGACGACCTCAAGGCGGCAGGCGATGGCGGTTACAAGGAGAAGTACGAGAAGGAACACTCGGCCTTTGAAGCCTTTAAGACCGACATCACGGCAAAGGAGAACAAGGCGGCGAAGGAAAAGGCCGTCCGGGCTTACTTTGAGAGCAAAAACATCACCGGCGCGAATTTGGACCTTGCTATGCGCGGCTGCGGCGAAGAAATGGCCGCATTGGAGCTGGACGGCGAGAAGATCAAGGACACCAAGGCCCTTGATGCGCTCGTAGATGGCACCTACAAGGGGCTGGTCTCCACCACGCAGACAAAGGGCGCGAATCCCGCCAATCCCCCGGCAAACACCGGCGGCGCAAAGACCCGCGAGGACATCTACAAGAAGGACGATAAGGGCCGCTATGTGATGTCTACGGCGGAGCGCCAGAAAGCACTTGCCGATCTGATGGCAAGCGAAAACAACTGATTTTTGAAAGGAGCTATTTATGGCTGCGAAAACTAACGTAACAACTTCCGCGCAGTTTACCACTTCCGCCCGTGAGGTGGATTTCGTGTCCCGCTTCGCTGATAACTGGGACGCACTGCGGAACATCATGGGCATCATGCGTCCTATCCGCAAGGCCCCCGGCACGAAGCTGGTTTCCTACAAGGCCAGCGTGGACGGCGGTCTCAAGGGCGGCACCGTGGCTGAGGGTGACGAGATCCCCTTCACCAAGATGAAGGTGGAGCCGGTTGCTTACGGCGACATCGACATTTCCAAGTATGCCAAGAGCGTGACCATCGAGAGCGTGGCGAAGTACGGTGCTGACGTTGCCGTGGAGAAGACCGACGAGGCTTTCCTCGTGGCCCTGCAGAACAAGGTCCTGACCGACTTCTATACCTTCCTCGGTACCGGCACTTTGAAGGTGACCGAGAAGACGTGGCAGCGTGCTCTGGCTATGGCTAAGGGCAAGGTGCTGGACAAGTTTGCCGGTCTGGATAAGGACGTGACCGAGGTGGTGGGTTTTGCCAACATCATCGACGCTTACGATTACCTTGGTGACAAAGAGATCACCGTGCAGACCATGTTCGGCATCAACTACGTGGAGAACTTCATGGGCTACCGCACTCTGTTCCTGCTGCCCGAGAAGTACATCGCCTCGAAGAAGGTGATTGCTCTGCCCGTGGAGAACATCGACCTGTACTATGTGGACCCCAGCGACAGCGACTTTGCCAAGCTGGGCCTGAACTACACCGTGAAGGGCGAAACCAATCTGATCGGCGTTCACGTCGACGGCGATTACAGCCGCGCCACCGGCGATATGTACGCCATCATGGGCATGAAGCTGTGGGCTGAGTATCTGGACGGCATTGCCGTGGCTACCGTTTCGGTGGCCGGTGCGGGCTAAATAGGGGGGCAGCGTAATGCTTGAACAGGTCTTACGGCACTTGAACAACTGGTTCCTTGTGGACACTCACGAGGGCACGTTCACCGTGGAGAATGGCAGCATTGCGCTGCCTTTTCTCCAAACCAATCAATATTTCCGCATCTGCGGTTCCGTGTTCAACGATGGCCTGCACCTGTATCCGGCGGTTGACCTGACGGATGAAATATTTACCGGGACGGTGTGGGCGTTGGCGATTCCGAAGGCGGTTGTGACGCTTTCCATCGACATTGCCGCGTGGGAAGAAAAGAACGGTGAAGCCGTTTTAAGCCCTTACACGAGCGAGAGTTTCGGGGGGTACAGTTACACCAAGGCGAGCGGTGGGAAGGCCGACACGAGCGCTGTGACGGGCTGGCAGGATGCTTTTAAGGGCCGTTTAAATGACTGGCGGAAGCTCAAGGGGGTGGAGCCGTAATGCTGTTGGACGCGTTTGGTAAAAAGTGCGTGCTGATTGAAAAGAAACGCACGGGCGACAATGCTGGCGGCTATATCACGGAATGGGGTGACGGCGCTGAGTTTCTCAACTATCAGGCGCTTGACACCTCGATGGAGGCCCGGAGGGCGGAACAGGAGGGCGTGACTTCGGTGTATTCCGCACTGGTCAACCGGGACGTGCCCATTGAGTACAACGATTATTTCCGGGATGGGGAAACGGGGCTGACTTATCGGGTGACGTCAAACCCAGAGGAAAAGGCAGCTCCGAAATCTGCCGGACCGGCAATCCGGGCGCTTAAATTCTTCACTGCGGAGCGAAAGGAGCTGCCGAAATGACGAAGGATAAGGCGCTCCATGCGTGGTTTTCTCAATTCCTCCCGGCATACCCAACATCCAATGTGCCGGAGGACGCGACGTTCCCGTGGCTGACCTATGAGCTTATCACAGGGTCATGGGAAAGTGGAGAAATCGCTCTGACGGTGAATCTCTGGTATTACACCGAGAGCGAGGCAATCCCCAACTCCAAGGCACAGGAAATCTCTGACGCCATCGGCATGGGCGGCGCGTTCGTGCCCTATGACGGAGGCGCGATGTGGATCAAGCGCGGCTCCCCGTGGTGCCAGAACATCGTGGACGAGAGCGATAAAAACATCAAGCGGCGGTATCTCAACATCACGGTGGAATATCTGTCGCAAAACTGATGAAAGGACGAAACTATGAAATTTACAAAAATTCCTACCGACGCATTTCAGAAATTGCAGATCAACGCCGGTATTCTGACTACCGATTTTACCCCGGCCACCGGAACCATCGGAGAGGCGGGACAGATCGGCGCGACTACCGGCGGCGTGAATTTTACCGCAACGCCGACCTATTCGGACTTTGGCGAGGACATTGACAACTGCCCGAAGAACATGAAGGAGCTGAAACGGCTGGATTCCTGGGAGGCGAAGATGACGGGTACGTTCATCAACGCAGACACCAAGATCGCAAAGAGCCTTTGCGGTGCTGCCGATGTGGGTACCAGCGATGGAAAGGTCACGCCTCGGAACGATCTGTCGGACGCCGACTTTGCCGACATCTGGCTGGTGGGCGACTACTCCGACAAGAACGGCGATAAAAATGGCGGCTTCATTGCCATCCACCTGATGAATGCACTGTCCACCGGCGGCTTCCAGCTGCAGACCAGCGACAAGGCAAAGGGCCAGTTTGCGTTTGAGTATACCGCCCACTACTCCATGGCGGCACAGGACACGGTCCCCTTTGAGATCTACATTAAGGCCGGTACGGCGGAGGGCTGATATGAAACTTTCCGATATTCACGGCGAGCGGGTGTTTGATGTTATCGCAGATATCATTGACCCCATTGCCAACATCGCAGAGGACGAAAAGGCATCCGCCATGTTTCGGCGTGAAAAGATCCCCGAGGGAATGACGGCGAAGGAGTTTGCAATGCAGCGGGCGCGTAAAGCGCTCCCTGCGCTGCTCAAGGGACACAAGGGCGACATCATCGCTATCCTTGCCTCTATTGAGGGCGTGAGCGCAGATGCCTACAAAGGAACGTTGAATCTCGCAAAACTAATGCGGGACGCAACAGAGCTTTTGACAGATGAGGCGTTTGGAGAGCTTTTTATCTCGGCGCAGAGCGAGAAAACCTCTGGCTCTGCGCAGGGGAATACCGGGGACCGCAAAAAGTAAGAGCGTTTACAAGATATTGCTGGGCGCGTCTGGCTGAGCGAACAAAGGACAAGGCGTTCCGGGTATATGTGACGGATGCGCTAAAGATTGCAGCGGAAAATACGGCGCGGTATGTCGGAGGCAGCTACATGAAGGGCAGGTATGCAGATGCCGTCAGACCGGAGAAGCGGGATAAACGGTCCTGTGCGGAGATTACGGCGGATGTGGTTTCCCAGTGCGGGTTGACGGTAAAACACGCCTCCCCGGGTGGGGAGGCGTGAGAGGCGGTTATTTGAGGACGTATTCAGAAATCATTCTGCCGATCTCGCCAATGTCTGTCTGACCCTTAAATTCAAATTTAGCCACAAAGCCATTGGAGAAGGTCAGGACCAATTCACTGTCCGGGATCAGCTCGGCAAAGCCGGGGGTCTGGATGCTGAAAAACTGAATTTTGGAATAGGGCATGGAGCTGAACGATTTCCGTTTTCCGGTAATGCCCTGCACGTCAACGGAAATGATGCGCTTGTTGGTAAAAATCAGCTGGTCGCGAACCGTTTTGAAGGCGCAGGCGACGGCCTCACCCTCAATCAGAAGACCGTTGACCTCATCGCGAACCTCGGAAACATTGATGGGCTTTAAGTCCCATGCGGAATTGTTGTTAAAGTTAATCATGGCAAAACCCTCCTTTAATGAAAGTATACGCCTTATTTATCGAAATGTCACGGGCGTTTTCCTGAAAATCACCAAGAAAGTGTGGTGAAAGCGTGAATTTATTAGACCTATTTGTAAAAATCAGCGTAGATGACAGCGGCGTTGACAGCGGCTTTTCGGAAGCAGGCAAAAAGGCAGATGCACTGGCAAGCAAGCTGAAAGGCGGGCTTGCAACGGCGGCAAAAGTTGGCGCAGCCGCTCTAACGGCAGCGGCAACTGGTATTTCTGTATTGACAAAAAAATCCATTGACGGATACGCGGAATACGAGCAGCTTGTCGGAGGCGTAGAGACGCTGTTCAAGAACTCTGCCGATCAAGTCATAGAATACGCAAACCACGCGTATGAAACCGCAGGACTTTCCGCCAATGAGTACATGGACACGGTTACGTCATTTTCGGCATCGCTGTTGCAGGGCCTTGGAGGCGACACGGAAAAGGCGGCGGAGGTAGCAAATCAGGCTGTCATTGACATGGCGGATAACGCGAACAAGATGGGCACAAGTATGGAGATGATCCAGAATGCCTATCAAGGTTTCGCAAAGCAAAACTATACCATGCTGGATAACCTCAAACTCGGTTATGGTGGCACGGCGACAGAAATGGCGCGGCTCATCAACGATTCAGGGGTGTTGGGCGATACCGTCGAGGTCACAGCGGACACAGTCAATAGCGTTTCTTTCGACAAGATGATTGAAGCAATCCATGTGATCCAAGATCAAATGGGGATCACCGGGACAACGGCGGAGGAAGCGGCAAGCACTATCGAAGGCAGTGTTAACATGATGAAATCCGCTTGGTCAAACCTTGTAACCGGAATTGCAGATGATAACGCAGACCTTGACCAGCTGATTGAAAACTTTACCTATTCGGTTGGTAAAGCGGCCGAAAATATTCTTCCGCGTATTGAAAAAATTTTTACCGGGTTTGGGGATTTAATTACACGGCTTTCCCCGGTTATTTCCGAGCAGTTACCGTCGCTTGTTAGCTCTGTTTTGCCATCGCTTGTGAGTGCTGCCACTGCTTTGGTGCAGGGGGTTGTAGACGCAGCTCCCGGAATTGTTGCGGCACTTGCGGATATGGCCCCTGAAATTACGGGAGCAATTTTATCTGTTATTCCACAATTATTAGACGCAGGCGTGCAAATGCTGATTGCTTTGGTGCAAGGGATTGCTTCGGCCATGCCGGAAATTGCACCGCAGTTGGTTGATTGCGTGGTACAGATTGCGGAAATATTGACTCAGCCAGATACACTTGTTGCCCTTATTGAAGCAAGCACAATGTTTATTGTTGCGCTTGCAGAAGGCCTAATTGATAATCTACCAAAGCTTTTGGATGCAGCTCCTGAGATTATCAAAAACCTTGCATCCGCGTTTATCCAGTCCATAGGCTATATCGGCGAAGCCGCAATCGAAATCGGAATAGCCCTTGTCAAAGGAATCTGGGAAGGCATCAAGAGAATGGGTGATTGGCTAACAGGCATGGTAAAGGGCTTTTTCGACGGCCTTGTGGATGGCGTAAAAGGCGTTCTCGGTATTCACTCACCGTCCCGCGTCTTCGCTGGGATCGGCGAGAACATGGCACTTGGCTTGGGTGAGGGCTGGGATAATGAATACGGCAATATCAAGCGTAGCATTGCATCTAGCATGGACTTTGGAACGGCATCAGTCGATTTTGGAGCCTCCGGCGTCGCGGCGATCGGCAACTCTATTGCGTCCGGTGTTGGTGCATTGGCGACCGGCGGTGTGGGAAGTATTGTAATCAATTTGACAACCGAACTTGACGGCGCGGTATTGGCGCGAAAAATGGTGCCGTACAACGCAGCGGAGGCATTAAGGAGCGGCGCATGAGTAAAACGATCAAAATCAATGGCATTGATTTTACATCCTACTTTACGCCGGTCGGCTACAAGGTGGGACACAAAAAAATCAAAGGGCCAAACGAGGGGTATATGCTGGACGGCAGTTTTACGGAAGATGTGCTTGCAATCAAGGCAATTATCACCTGCACGTGTATGCCTCTAACGGAAACACAGCTGAACACGTTACTCGAGCAACTGTACAGTGGAAATCTGAGCGTATATTTTTTCGACACCCAAAGCGGAGGATATCGCACGGCAAACATGACGTGCGACCCTCCGGAGGGCGTCGACAGAGGAGCGGGAACGAACGCCACGGAATATTGGACGGGCATGGTGCTTGCGTTTACGGAGAAATGATATGAAGATCATCTACAAAAATTGGATGTTTGATTCTTCCCGAACGGAAAGAGCTGCGCCCACACAAGAGCAGTCATTAAGCTGCGAGAGTATTTCTGCCGATACACTTACAGCTATTGTGCGATGCGACGATCCTTCGATTATGGCGTTTCAGAAAAATGACGCTATCCGCTTTTGGAAAAACGATTCTGACGCTTCAATGCAGACGTACTATTTGCGGTCGATTGAGCGGACAGGCGCAACCGCATACAAAATCGTAGCGTGGTCTGCGGTCGGCTTATTGGCAACAACCCCACACAAAGGCGGTATTTATACCGGGCAAACTGTTTTCGAAGTTGTGTCTGATATTTGCGGCGCGGTTCCAGTTGTGGTCAAGAGCGTTTTTGCGAAGGTTAAACTATACGGCTGGCTCCCGTATTGCCAGCCGAAAACAAACGGGCAAGGCAAAAGTGCAAGGGACAACCTGGCGCAAGTGCTTTTTGCAATTGGCGCATATTTAACAACCGACCTAAACGGCGTTTTGCACATTGATTCCCTGTGGGATGGAACGGCGTCTGTGATTCAAGGCAACAGAATGTATTTGAACGGCGGAAAGGTTGGGTATAGCGACCCCATCTCCGCCGTGACGGTAACAGAGCACCAGTATGTAGCGGGGACGGAAACGAAGGAGTTGTTTTCCGGCACGGCGCAGAATGGCGATATCATCACATTCTCTGAGCCGATGCACTCCCTCTCCACAACGGGCTTTACCATTTTGGAAAGCGGCGCGAACTACGCCAAGATTTCCGCTGGCACCGGCGCGCTGACCGGCAAGGCGTATATCCACAACACCCGCCTAATCACGCAGCCTGTGACGGCAGGCGCGGCGGAAAACGTAAAGTCGGTTACGGATGCCACACTGGTATCTCTGGTGAATTCTTACGCCGTGGCGAAGCGTCTTGCGGACTATTACCGATGCCGCGAAACTATCACTAATGACATTGTAAGCGGACATGAGAAACCGGGCCATGTTGTGAGCGTATATCATCCGTACGATAAAAAGATGGTATCCGCGTGCATCCAGTCCCTCGACACCACTATGAGTGCGACGCTAAAAAGCAGCATGGAGGCGCTGGTTGGATTCACCCCGGCACAGCCGGAATCTGCGGAGTATTTTGACGAGCGAGTTGTCCTCACCGGCTCCGGCGAGTTC